TTTTGTATCCTGTAATAATGTATCAATGTTTTCTAATAAAGTTTCTTTAACATATGTTTTATCTGAATTATATTTTAATATAAAGTCATGTACAACTGAAAAATCAACATCTAATGATTTAAGATAATCCAAACTTTCATTCAAATAAGATGTTGCATCTGAAATATCATCAAATTTCTTATTTTCAATATTAGAATATACAATGTAATATTCTTTAATTGTTTTATTGTTTTTTAATATATTATAAAACTCCTTGAAGATTGTTTTGAACTTATTTTTATCAGAATAAGATTCAAATAATATATTATTAATTTCTTGTTTTATTTTACCAAATGTCATAACAATAAATATGCGTTAGTTTAATTATATGATGGTTTTATCAATTTTTTCTATCATTTCTTTTATTTCCCTATTATACGTATCTGTTTTACTTACTAATTTCTCAGTTATTAAAGGTTTATGTTTACCAAGTATGAATGATTCTTGCGGAGAACCTTCAGGTCCACCAATAGGAGTTACACCACCAGCTTCTGGTGTGGTAGGTATTTCAGCCCCACCAACTTCTGGTGTGGTAGGTATTTCAGCTCCACCACCAAAACCACCAGCTTCAGCCCCACCACCAACTTCAGCCGGAACAGGACCACCTTCATTAGGTTTAACTCCGTATATCTTATCAACCTTATCAAACACACCTGTTTTTGGTATAACTGATGGTGTGTTAGCTAATTCAGCAGCTGCAGCTTTTTCTATCCTTTGTTGTTGTAAATCTAACGCAATTTCTTCGTCTGACATACCTAATATTTCTTTTTTAGCTCTTACCATAGATATAGCTGAAAAACCATTTCCAGCATCAGACATTGCTTTAGTATAGACATCCAACTTTTGTGACCATAATTCAATTTTCAATAATTCAGCTTGAGTTGAAGGATTGGTTAAGGCTAATGTAAAATTATCCAATTCTTCTTCATATCCTAACATAAATAAATGAATAATGGCGATCTTATTCAATTCTTGAATCATTGCCTTTTGTATACGATTAATAGTTCTTGAGAACCTAATATCGAGTAAAGAAAGATTTTTACCATCACCCACAGCTTCACCAAAACCTAAAAATGGTGCAGGAACTCTAATAGCTGCAAATAATTTCTTTTGTAAGTATTCAATGTCATCAATTGGTAATGGTGCAGCTCCCGGTAAAGTATCAATAGGGCTAGCAGCATTTTCAGTTCTAACAGGAACAAACCAATCTTGATCAATACCTGCCTGATTGTATCTTAAATCAATCTGACCTGTTTTACCATCAACAATGGGTGTTCTTTTAAACTTATTAGCTATCTTTTGGATATATGCTTCAATGTCATTATCTTCCATATTACCAACAAATACTTTAAATATTCTTCTTTCAGGTGCTCTTACAACTCTATAAATTAACATAGCGTCTTCCGACATTACTAATTGTCTATATATTCTTCTAGCCTTTTCTAAAATTGAGTTATGAACAACAACACCATTAGCATAAAAATTATGACTATCATGTTCAACATATATATCATATGTTGTATGTTCACCTACTGATTTAATACTCCTTATTGGTTGAATAATAAAATTATCATCTAATCTACCATCAATTTCATACTTCTTCATTTGTTCCTTATATGTGTCATAGAAAACTATATAGAAACTTTCATTTACTTTTTTAAATACTCTATCAAAAATTTTATTACCTTCTCTTTTCCTACTACCAACATTCCCACACTTATAACCCATTCTATCAATCAATATTTTAATATCCTTGATTAATTGCTCATTTGACATTTCAATATGTGTCGCATATATACCATACTTGTCTTTGGTTATCCAACCATCAGCATCTACTAATCCAGCGATAAAATGTCTTTGGATTTCAATATCGGCGTCATATAACCAATCAGGTATTCTTTTTTCATTAAATTTACCTTTAAACCCAACTCTACTTAAAATAGTTGTTAATAGTTTAGAACTACAAACAGATTGTTGATTTTCCATTCTAACACATTTTTTCCCTGAAAATCGCTCCAATAAATCAATATAAAAATCATTTATATCTTCATTTACACCAATAGCAATCGACACTTGATTACCATTTTTGTTTAACCAACCATCACCATATAAGAATCCTAATAATTGAGCAAATTCATTTGTAACATAATCAGGAATTAAATCTATATTATTAAACCACCCATTTTTATTTTCTTTTGGTTTAGATTTATCTATTTGATAGGTATTATTACTAATAACATTTTTACGACAAACTAATAAATCACCAATCTCCAAGTCCCTTACATTCCTATAATAAAATCTACCACCATTAACAACCATTACTTTATGCTCTTTAGAAGCATCAAAATAATAATTATTGGTTGTAATACGGAAACATTCTTTTTTCCCTGAATTAACTTTATCCAATACCTTAGAAAGTTCTCTCTTTTGGTTTTTTTCGTTAAACGACCAAACCATATCACCAATATTAATATCTTCAATAGGTTTAACCCCATTTTCTATATCAACTCTTGTGTCACCTTTTAAACAAGTACCATATGGAAGTTTTCTGTCATCACCCAATAATCTAAAATGAGCTATCTGAAACGGTTCGAATTGTAAATCTTTTGTTTTATATTGAAATCTAATCTTCTTTTTCTTAGCAATTAAATCAGTATCCTCAAACCTCTCAATTTCAATTGTAGGTAATTGAGTACAACCAACAACCCCTTCACCATGTTCCAAATGTAAATAAACAAAGTTATCACCATATTTAATTGTTGATCTTGTCCAAGATTGTAAGTTTGTTTCAATATCCAATACTTTATTAAAAAGGTTTTGAAGGATTGATCTCACCCTTTCCGATTCTGAAAATATTGTTAATACTTTACCTTGTTCTGATGGCACTGTCGCCTCTTCAGACATAATATCAAGAGCTGCGGCAATCTCAGGAAAAAACTCCATCGATTCAAAGTCATAATTCGCAGCCATTCTTGTCGGTTCATTGTGGATTGATCGAGCATACATATCATTCTCCACCTTACCCCATAAATCATTTATGTATTTTTGTTGTTGAAGTTCGTTTTTTGTTTGTTTAAACTCTTCAGGGTTTGTTGTCACCAATAAAGGATCAACAGGTTTTTGAGGTCTATTTATTCTTCTTTTATTTTCATTATTAGGTCCCAATAAGATACCTAATCTCTGAAATATTGTATAATTTTGTTCTGCCATATATATAAATATCTATTTTTTTCATTTAATCCCGAATAACCACCCAAATTCATTTTGAACTTGTCTTTGATTTGTTTGACCACCTAAAGGATTCATTTTATCTTGCATATTATATGTTGGAACACCTGTAATAGTAGTTTCAACAGTCCACGAATTTAATAATGATTTTATTTGTGATTCATTTTTACTAAGATCTTTAAATCTAATCTCACATAAGTATAATGCTAAGGCTAAGGAAAATAAACAGTCATCATTACATCCTTTCATATGATCAGGTCTACCAGATACGTTTACAATAAATGTTCTCATTTCTGATAGAACCCTATGACTTCTTACCTTAAACCCTTGTCTTATATTTCTCTCAAAGGCATCTAACACATTCATTCTAGTTATAGATGAACCAATAACCAAACCAGCAGGTAATTCATCCTTATTAATGTATCCATACATATCCTTACCTTTATAATCATAAAAGAAATTCTTATAACCGAATTCTTTTAGTTTATTTACACAAATTAAACCTAACCCACCTGTTAAATCTGTTATAAGCATAGGATTACCATACATTTCTAAATATTTCATTATAAACTCAGCTGTAATATCCGGAGCCATTTTACCCCTCCATTCAAATACTTGCTCCCAAGTTTCAAAATCAACGATAGTTAATACACTCCAGTCATCAGATTGACCTAACGATATATCTAAACCCGCAGCATATCTATGATCTTTTTCCGGTTCTTTAAATATCCAAACTGATTTATCAAAACCTTCAACCCTAATCGGATTCATTACAAATTCTCTTTCTTGTTTATCAATATCTTCACCAGCAACAAATGTATTACCAGAACCAACAAAATTACCATCAATCTCCTGACTTACTTTTCTTGGTGAATCCATATCCGCCTTCATCCCCTCATACCAAGCAGAAGTTGGTTTCCAACCATTTTTAATTAAATCTTTCCACTCATCTTGATTCCAATTTTCAATTTCCTCATCTTCTTTTTTCCACATTAAATTAATGTTATATCTTGGATCTTGATACCATTTAATTTCATTAATAACGAATTTATTTTTACCAAGTTTAGCATTGTTATATGTTTTCCAATATAACAAATCATTACCATTTGGTGTTGATATGAGAATTGCTCTACCACCTGTTGATAAAGCAGCCATTGATGCAGTCCAAAACTCTTCAACATCTATATTATCGATGTGAGCAGCTTCGTCAATAATCATTAAAGTAGGTGTATAACCCCTTAAAGCATCCATTGATGTTGCAACGGCTTTAACTTCAGATTTGTTATACATTATCTTATGAAACTCTGTTGATTTAGCATACATTTCTTCTTTATCCACATCAAACATCCAATCAGGACATTGATTGATAAACTCATTAACCTTTTTTAACATTAAGGCTGCAGTATCTCTTTTATTTGCAACAATTAGAACCTTTTCAGGTGATTCTTCATCGGCAAATAATAATAACCAACAAACGTAAGCTGCGGTAATTGTAGATAAACCAGCTTGTCTATACTTGAGTGCTAAATTATATCTTTCATTCTTAAAATTGTGTAAAATATTTTGTTGTATGGGAAACAATTTAAATGGAACATTACCCTTTTGTGTTTGGTCGTATGTTGTAAGATAATTCTCAATAAAATAAACGTAATCTATACTACACTTTAAATATTCAGTTGTAATATCATTCATATAGAATAAATAGTTATAATAATTTATTTTCTAAATTATCCCTTAATAGCTCATATATTATTTTCATATTATCAATATCACTCATAGTTTTATCTTTAGTGATATCTAATACAGATCTAAAAAATTCCTTCATACCTATAACAATCTTATCTTTGTCTTTAGCAACATAGAAATTTTCGTGTAAGAAATACCAAAAATAATCTTTATGGTACCCATCTTCTTTAAACTTAATTTTTTCTTTTTTGTATTGATTTAAAGTTTTTTTCCATACCCAATTGAAATGATTATATCTATCCGTATCATTAGTAATCGTATCATCACCTAAATAACTATCGTACAATAAAGATAAAAGGGTAATCGTAAAATCAATAAACAAATCAGTTTGTTCAACTTTTACATTTTGTTGATTAAAGAAATCTTTAGTTTTTTCTTTCGGTAAAAACTTCCCTATGTATTCTATAAAGTTTTTAGGATTATCCATTTTAGTCATTGAATTCTTTATAGATATTTAACACTTCAGCAACAATTGGGTGTCTATGGTTTTCTTTAAGAGTAATAACCTTAAATCCTTTAACTCTACCATCTAATCCAGATAAGAATGAAAGACCTGATTCTTTTTTATTTCTTAAATCCACTTGTGATGTATCACCACAAAGAACCATTTTACTTCTCATACCTAATCTACCAATAATCAATTCCGTTTGAGTGTGAATTAAGTTTTGACAATTATGTACCAATATACTATTAGCCATATAATTATTATTGTCTTTTACCTCAATATTATAAGTTTCCTCACATCCAGAATCAACAATGTCCCGAATTTTAGATACACTAAAATTATCTATAAATTTTTGATTAACTTTTTTAAAGTTTTCTTCGTTATAGTCTTTTACTTTATACGAGATATTTGGATGAATGTGATTTTCAATCAATTTAAGAAATTTTTCACCATTTTTTACATCAATTTGTAAATAAGGGTATGATTTTGTTTTTAATAACTTAGATTCAATACCGAATTTAGATTTCAATATTTTTATTAAAATTTCATTTTCTTCGTTACTAAAATTATTTG